TGGTTGCTTTCATGTAATTTGTGGTCAACGTCCCGTTGGTCAAATCCCACGTGTTGCGCCCCCTGTCATCGGTCAGCAGCCCCGCGCGTATGCGGTCGGCTCGCATCGTTCCGGCGTTGATGCAATCGGCGGTCACGCTCGCGCCCGTTATGAACGTCTTCCAGTTCCATTGCCCGCTGCTCGTAAGGCTCGAAGCAAGGCGGATGCCGCGCCCGGAAATGTTCACGCACCACATACCCGACACGCTTTTGAGCGGCAAGCCGGTTTCGGGGTTCAAGGGCACGTTGCTGTACAAGCTGCCAAGTTCAAAGGTTTCAACCTTGTAGGTTCCAACTGAATTGAACTGATCGTTAAGCGCGTCTTGAAGCTGCACCAGCCAGCTAACCGACGTGCCCGCCACCGCGTCATAGGTCGCCGCCGCGCGGCTGCTGTTCTTTAGGGTCTGGCTCACGCTCTGCCACATATCGGCCATGCTGTTAATGAGGTTGCCGAAAGTAACGGTAGCGTCGCCGCCCAGCAAGTCGCGTTCGATCTGCGACACGCGCCCGGTAAGCCTTATGCCCTCTTCGGTAAAGCCCTTGTCGATTATCGCCACGCGGTCACCAACCGCCGCGCCTTCCCAGCTTCGCCCGAACGCGTACAGGTCAAGCACGCTCGCTTCATAGCTAACCTTCGGTTCGCTGACCTCTGCAAGGTACGCTTTCGTTTCCTTTAGAAGCTGCGCGGCATCCTCGCACTGCTCGTTCACGTAGCTTGTGCAAGCTGGCAGAGCGGTGCCGCTGGCGTTCGGATGCCCCCAAATCTTCGTTGCGGCGGCATCCTCGACGTAGGCTTTGCCGCCGTTGATTGATTCAAAGGTCAGCCGTCTGCCGTAAGCCCCCGAATCCGTCTCAACGCCCTTGCCGTAGCCGTAGACGCGCGTTTTCGGGTTGTCAGCCGCCACCGTGCGCGTGATGGTCTTAATGTCCTTCGTCCACGTGAAGCGCTTAGGGCTTGACTGGTTGCCGCGCAGCTTGCGCACGCCGACTTGGCGCGAAACCACCGAAGAACCATTGGTTGTAATGGTGGTTTCCAACTCGCCGCCCCACGCTTCCAAAATCTCGGCTATGGATTCGCGGGCGCTCTGGTGGTAGAGAACGACGCTTGCGCTTGCGGTCACGTCGCACGCGCCCACCGCCCAGCGCGTGCCGGTAAGCACGCGGGCAAGCGCCGTTGCAACCTGCCCCGACGGCCTTACATCGTCCGTCCAATCGTCCCAAAGTTCGGCGATTGAGTTAACGCCCGTGAACTCGGTTTGCAAGGTTCCGTCTTCGCCGTGGGTTCGGCTCGCATCGTCAACAATGTGTTCATGGGTCTTGCCCTGCGCGTCAACCCAAACGATATAGTCACCCTTGTTCACGTCATCGGAACACGTCACCTTGATTTCGTCGGTGCCGTCCAGCGCTTCGGTGTGCGTCGCCGCCGTAACGTCCAGCCGCCCAAGGTTTACGCCCCAGCGCGAAAAGCGCGTGAAGCCAACTTTTCTGATTAAAGCCATCTTTCCCGCCATTCCAGCACCGCGCTGCCGCCGCTTAGTTGCAGGGTCGTGCGGCCATTGATCGTGAAGAAATCCGAATCAAGCGTGACGGCGGCGGCTTGGCTGTTGACGGTCGCCCGCTCTAGCGCCATGTCAACGCGCACGGTGCTTGTGCTTGTGACGCTCGACGCAAGCTTTACTTGCTCGCCCGTGTCAACGTTCCTGATATACCAAGCCGCGCTTGAAGACGGCTTAGCGGTGATTGCCAGATGCGCGGGGCGGTTGCCGCCCGCGTTCACCGTGAACGTTCCCGCCTTGACTTCAACGCGGCGCTTGTTGCCGTAATAGAACGGATCGCCAACATGGAACGTCACCGTTGTGCTTGGGCAAGCGTCCGTGATCTCGCCAAGGTCTGTTGACCCGCTCACGATTGCCAGAAGGTAGCGCGTGGGGTCATCGGGAAGCACCAGCGGCGCGGGTTCGTCGGTGCATAGCAGTTCCGCCAGTGCGTGGCGAACCGCCGCCGCGTCCCGCCTGTCATCGCTTCTTAGCCAAATGTCAACCGGCAGATCATAGCCCCCGAAGTAGGCCGATTTGAACAACTCGCCGTGGCGGCCTGAAACGCTCTCGAAGTTCGCGTTTACAGGTGCCATGATAGGCCGGTTGACCTTGCAGCTTACAAGGGCGCTTAGGTCGTGCCCGTTGAATATAACGCGGTCGGTCTGCGCCCGCTTCATCTTACGTTGCAACGCTCACACCCCTTTGCTTTAGCTTGCTTGCAATCCCAAGGCCGATTTGCTGGCCTGTCTGGTACGCGTCCGCATTGCCCGCAACCGTCGCGCTGACCTCGACGCTGACGGCGATTTGCTGCGCGGGCTGTCCGCCGTTGAACGCGTTGTTAACCGCGCGTTCGATGAAGTCCCATAGCTGCTTTTCAGGCGCCACGTACTCGCCGCCCGCTTCGCCAACGCCGATGATCGAAGCTTTGTCGAAGTAGCCGCCGCGTGCGTACCAGTCAACGGACACGCTAGGCAGCTTGATTGGGCCAACGTCATTCCAAGAAACGTTGAAGTGCGGCATCTTGATTTTCGGCAACTCAATCTTGATGCCGCCGAAGATGCTCATAATCTTGCCCGGTATGTCCTTTATGAAGTTCCACGCGTTTTCAATGGGGTTCTTCATGAAGTCTCGAACGCTGTTGAACACGCCGTTTACCTTCTCGCCCAAGCCCGGAAAGCCCAGCTTGTTGCCTATGGCATCGGCGACGCGCACGGCGTTTTGCTGCGCGTTGTCCATCTTCTGGCTGATGTTGTCCTTGATCGCGTTAAAGGCGTTGGCGGCTTCGGCCTTGGCGGTTGACCAGTCGCCGGAAAGGGCGGCTTGCAGGGCGCTGCCCGCGCTGCTGCCCACCTGCTTTGCCGTGTTCATGTCGTTTTGCACGGTGGAAGCAATTCCGCCGAAGTACGTTTGCGTGGCGGTCTGTAGGGTGTTCCACTTGTCGGAAACCCAATCAGCCGCGCCCTGTGCCTTTTCGGAAACGGTGCTTTTGATGTTCTCCCAAGCGTTGCTTGCGTCCTGCTTGAAGCCTTCCCATTTGCTCGCAACATCGCTTTTGAACTGCTCAACGCCGCTTGTAACGTCGTTCCAAACGCCGCCCCAGAACTCACCGGCACCGCTAAGGAAGTCACAAACGCCCTGCCACTTCTCCGAAATCCAGCCGGTGAAGTCAGCCCACATCTGCTTGCCCGTCTCGGTCTGCGTGAAGAACCACGTAAGACCGGCCACCGCCGCGCTTACCGCTGCGATGCCAAGGCCGATAGGGTTAGCGGTGATAAGGCCGGTTAGGCTCTTCCATCCGCCGCCAAGACCGCCGAACTTCCCGCCCAGCCCGTCGGCCTTTCCGCCAAGGTCAACGAAGCCGCCCGCAATGCTCTTGATCGCGCCGCCGATGGGCGCGGCGCTCTGCATGAACTTGCCAACGGCGGTAGTAACCCCGCCGAACGCCAGCACGCCTAGCCCAAGGTTCTTGACTAGTTCTTGCTGCTCCGGCGACAGCGATTTGAACCAATCCGAAGCGGCTTGAAGCGCCGGTGTCAGCTTGCCTAGAATCTCGCTGCCAATTTCGGTTACCATCTGCTTTACCGGCAAGGCCGCTTCGCCCATTTCGCGCATGGATGTTTCAAGTTCGTTTTGCGCGTCGCGGCTTGCCAACAAGTCTTTGTTGGTTTCCTGAAACGCCTTGCCAGCATCCCCGTAAACGCCCGCCAGCGCGTCCGTTACAAGGGTCGCGCGTTCCTGCTCGGTCTTGCACGCCGCCAGTGCTTCGTTAAAAGCGTCTTCCTTGGTCTGACCCTCTGCAATGGCCTTGTTGAAAGCTGCTTGTGCGGCAGAATTGCCGGAAAGGGCGTTGCTCCACTGCTCGGCGCTAGCCGTTGACCAGTTGAGCGCGTCGGCGAAACTGCCGGTTACCGCGCCGGTGTGCGCGGTTTCCTGCGCCGTTTCTGCCAAGTTCTCCAACGGCAGCGCGTCGCCGAATGTGGCATAGGCACCGGCTGCAATGTCAGTCCACTTCTTCAATTCCTCTTCGTCTTGCGTGAGCCTGATTAGGTTCTGGCTCGCTTCGGTGGCGGTGTCGCCGTCGCCCAAGATGCGGTAGAAGTTCGCATAGGTGGTCTGCGCTTGCTCAACGGTGCTTCCGGCGCTGGTGAAAGCGGTTTCAAGCTGGTTGTTCTTGGCTATGGCCTCTTCTTGGCTCTCCGCAAGGGCGGTCAGGCCGGTTGCCGCCGCCGTGATGCCGCCGGAAATAGCAAGCCCGCCGCGCTCAACGCCCTTGCCCGCCTTTTCCAGCTTGTCGGCGTTATCTTCGATGGTCTGGCCGAACTTGTATAGCTTGGTTTTCGACGCTTCGGCTTCGCGCGACGTTTCGGCAAGTTCCTTGCCGTACGATTCAAGCTGGTTTTCGCATTGCAAGATAGCGCGTTTAAGGCTGTCGTATTGCCGTTCCTCTTCGGCGGTCAGCCTAGCGCCGCTCTGCTGTTTCGCTTCAAGCTGCGCAAGCGCCTGTTTGTACGCGTCCAACTTCTGTTGCGTCTCGCCATAGGCGCTGTTTAGCGCCTTGACCTTCTGTTGCAGCAAGTCGGTATTGCCAGGATTGAACTTCAAAGACTTGTCAATTTCCTTCAAGTCCGCTTGGGTCTTCTTGGATTCGCTAGAAACCTTCTTCAAAGCCCCTTGAAGTTCGGTAGTGTCGCCGCCGAACTTGATAACAAGCCCTTTGTAGCTTACCGCCATGCCGGTTCACCTTCTTTCAATTCTCAAGGTGCATGAGCGCTTCAAACACCGCGCCCGCGCGGGTGCGGTGCCGTGAAACGTTCACTAGCCCCAAAATGCCGCTTCGGCCTTGCGTGCCTTTTCGTCGTCTTCGTAGTTGGCGACGGCATCGGCGTAGAACGCGTGAATCTCCAACAGGTCTTTGACCTGCCGGAAGCTAAGTTGCTGCAAATCGGTGATGGAAAGCCCGCATTGCTGGCAGTTGTACAGATAACGCGCGTCGCACGCGTCTGACAGGTTGCTAGGCAGTGGCGGCGCTGGCTGCTTCGGCGGGCGCGGCTTCCACTCCATCGGGCGTTGAAGGAAAAAAGTTATCCTCGACAATGCCCATCACGTCAGCCGCCCAACCGTCCCCCTTCTGTAGGTCGAACGCGGCGGGCGGAAGCGATTTCACCCACTTGTCAAAGCCAAGCCCCCAACGCGGCTTCGCGGTCTTGATGCACGCATAGGCGATTTCAAGAAGCGCCGTCATCGACGGCATACCGCAAGACTTCATCGTTTCAACGATCATGCCCACGTCTTCGTTTATGTCCTTGGGGCGCGTCGCGCCGTTGGGCTTCTCGACGCTGAACGAACGCGAAAACACAATGGGCGTGAATCCGTTGAAGACGGCTTCAAACTCCATGCCCTCGCCGAAGTCGATAACCATTACTCGCCCCCGTTCTCGGCGGGCGTGCCGGTGTCTTCCGCTTCGGCCTTGCGCTCTAGCAGACCGTCAGTGTTGACGGCATCGAAGAACGTTTCATAGTCCGGCAGACCCGTGAAGCTGTCATAGCCGCTCGTGCGGTCATCAGCCGTGCCGCCGGGTGGAACAACGGGCTTCCACGTAAAGGGATAGTCAAGCTGCGTGATCTCCGGCGTGTCGCTGTTGGTGGTGAGGGTCTGCGACGGCTTGGCAAGCTGGCACATCAGCAGACAGCGGCGGCGGCCTGTGACGTGTCCGGGCTGCTCGCACATGAAAGCGAACTTCTTAGGCTTCTTGTTGGCTTTCAGGTTGGTGCGCCCGTCTGCCGTGATCTCGTAGCCCACCAGATCGGCGATAAGCTGCCGAAGTTCCGGGGTGCCCTCGGTATCGTAGAAACTCATGGTGCCGCTGCCGCCGTTGTCCTGCTGCTCTTCCAACCAAACTTCGTTGTCCGCGTGGCTGGTGCCAGTCTCAACGCTCGGTTCCATGCCGATTTCAACGGTACCGGCAACATGCACCGGCTTTTCATAGGTAAGCTTGTCTTCGTCAAGGACGATCGCGAAATGAGAATTGCGAACGCCGAAAAAACCGTTACGTGCCATTTTCAAGGCTCCTATCTACTCGGTTACGTTGACGGTGAACGACGCTTCAATGAGCCGTTCGCCGTCTAGGTGTGTTATTGCTTTCTCGAATGCGCAGCCCGCCGCGTCCAGCGCGTCGGCAATCTTGCTTTCAAGGTCATATGAGCGCTGCGCGGTGTAAAGCAAGATTTCGTAGGGCATCCAACGCGCCCAAGCGTCGTTGTCGGCATAGGCCGTTTCGCCAAATCCCGCTTCTAGGCTTATGTAGGGCGGGGCGGGCTTGTCATCGTCTGAAAAGCCCTCGTTAGCCCAAGGGATGCCCAGACCGTCAAGCACGGCGCAAAGCTGGTCAAGTGTGATCACGTCGCATCACCGCCCGCCATGAACTCGCGCCCCACCTCTTCGGCCACGGCTTCAATAACCCCGTCACCCGGCGCAACGCCGTAGGTCTTGCCGGTCTGGTTCTTGATCTTGTGGCCTTTTTCAAGCAGGTGCGTTAGCTGGTATTGCTTGTTATGCACCGTCACTTCAACGCCGGTTTCCAAGCTTGCGTGGTCTACGGTGCTAGTCCAGCCCTTCGCGTACTTGCCGGAACGCTTGCGGCTCTCTGCTTTCAGGCGCTTCACCGCCGCTTTGCCAGCGTCGGCGGCGCGTTGCTCCAACAACGCTTCGTTTTCGCCTATGCAGTCGCGCATGGCGGCGGCAATCTCGCGTTCAATGTCGTTGCTAACCCTGCTCACGGTCGCCCACCCTCTCAACAAGCGTTAGCCGCACGTTGTCCGGCGTTCGCTCCACGCGCTCAACGGCAAGCAATGCGCCGTTGAACTTCACCAGCGTTTCGCCGCGATAGGCGCACGCCCTCAACTCGATTACCGCTTGCGGCTTGATTCCCGCCGCGCTTGCGGCGTAGTAAGCTGCCGCGCTGATGCTGTAGACGTTGCAAGGCACGTCCCGGAACGCAAGCGAGGTTGACACAACGCCGCGCTTGTCGCGCGTCTGTGTCTCTGTTGCAAGCTGGCACGCGCCAGCCCACATACTCATTTCTCGCCCGCTTCTGCCTTGCCGCCATGCTCGGTGCTTCCGGCCATGCGGCAAAGCATTTCGTTGAATGAGCGCATGAGCCTGTCAGCGTCCGGGTTATCCATGCCGAAGTTAGCCTTGACGTAGGTTTTCACGGCGACGCGCACGCTTGCGTCATCGTCGCTGTTGGCCTTAGCGTCGGAAACGCCGCCCGCAACCAGTGCGGAACGGGCGGCGCTCACAAGGTCGGCTATCTCTTCGTCATAGCCGGTGTAATCGGCAGGGATGCGCAGGGCGCTACGGCAAGCCGCCAGAAGGTCGGCTTTGTTTTCGTCTGCCATCGGTGGCACCCCCTTAGATCACTTAGGCGGATGCGCCGCCGATGGTAAGCTGCGCGAAGGACTGCGGGACGGCAAGGCCGCAATCATAGAGCAAGTAGCCATCGAAGCAATGGTTCTGCGAACCGTCGGTGGCGACGTAACCCGTAACGTCCACGCCGTCAAAGGCGTTGCCCTTGATCAGGTCGGGATAGCCAACCTTGATAATGCCGTCGGCGCAAGCATCGTCCTGCTTGACGATGCGCCCGAAGATGCGGCCTTGCACGGCGGGGTCATCGCTCTTTTCGTTCACAAAGTAGCTGCGCTTGTTCGCGTCCTCAACCATGGCAATATAGTTCCAAATGGTGTTGTTGTTCGCGTAGATGATGCAGCCCTTAGGCGCGGGGTTCGCAAAGGTCTTCAACAGCCCAAGGGTCTTCACAATGTCGGCCTTGGTGAGCGTTCCGGTCTTTGCAACGGCCAGCTTGTTAGCAGCCGCCATGCCCAGCTTGGCATCGTCAAGGCGCGTATGGACGAAAGCGTTTGCCGCAACGGCGATTCGCGCGGCCACCTCGGAAATAAGCCAGTTCTCGAAACCGTCAATGGACTGAACGGCCATCTTGCGGGACAGCTTAACGGTCTTCTTGATCTCCACGCCAACAAGCCCGATGGTGTCAAACTCGTTCTTCTCGTCGGTGGGTGCCTTGCCCTCTTCGGTCTGCGCGGCATCGCCCTGCGCAATGCCGGTGTGGCGCACCAACTCGAATTGGTGCTTGAAGGTGGAGCGGCTCACATCGCCGAACAGCACCGCCGAATTGTCAACAAGGCTGATGATCTGGCCTTGAATCTCCTTCGGGATAACGGCATCGGTGTTGGTGGTAAGCGCGGTGAACGCCGCACGCTCCTGCGTGGTCATCTCGTTGCCACCGCCAAGCTGAACGCCCGCGCGGGTCGCAATTTCTTTGAGCCAACCGCGCTTCGCTGCGGCTTCGTAGTCGGTAGTGTCGCGAACGACGGCACCGGCAGCGCTCGCGCTGCGTGCCAGCGGCACGGTGGAAACCTTCGGCGCGGCTCCGCTCTCGATAGCGGAACGGGCGGCGGCGACAGCGGCGGCGCGGGTCTTGCGCTGCTCTGCCTGCTCGGTGGTCTTGCGCTCGATCTCCGCCGTAAGTTCGGCCATGCGCTCTTCGTCCTGCTTGGCCTCTTCCTCGGTCACGCCCTCGGGGGTTCCCTCGGCGTACTTGTCAATCAGCGCTTGCAGTTCCTTCAACAGTTCATCCATGGTTCTAGCCTTTCTTTCTTGCGTTTGCAATTGCCATTACGGCGCACGCCCTCGCGTGCGTCATGCGCCGCCGCGCAAACTCCTTGCGCGTCTGCTCAATCTCTCCGTTAAGCAAGTTGCGTGCGCTAATCTCGGTGTTGGGGTCAGCCGGAAGGCTCACCGCCGACACGTCGAAAACCTTTTTGACCCGCGTAATAGTGGTAGTGCGGGTTTCCCTGTCGAACTCGTCAGCGGCCACGGTGAACGCCCATGACATACGCGTGATAAGTCCGGCGGCTATCTCTTCGTAAAGCTCGCGCGATGCTTGGCTGCGCGACAGGTCGGCGGCGATGAACAAGCCGTGTTCGTCCGGCTCGATAAGCAGCGTGCCGTTACTCGTGCGGGCGTACACGCGCCCTTCGTGGTCGTACTGCAAAATCACGTCCGACATATCGGCTTCGCGGAAAGCATCGGGGCTGATAATCTCCAAATACTCGTTGCCCGCGAAGTCGCAATAGATGGGGTAGGGGTCATTGAACGTGCTTGCGTAGCCCTCGACGTAGTAATCACTGTCAAAGCGCTTCTTCGGCTCTTCGCCGCCCTCGTCTGCGCGTTTGAGCGGCGCGAGCGTGGCGGTCAATGTTCGGTACTGTCTCTCATTCGGCTTGCTTGGCATCGTTGCCCCCTTGTCCCTTGTCCTTTGGTGCGCCTATCTGCTCCGAAAGCGCAATGTTGGCGTTGGTCTGCGCGGCGCTCGCGGCTTGCTCTGCCGTATGCTCGCTAATCAACCCAAGGTCGATATACTCGCCACGGATTACGTGGCGCTCGCCGCCCTCGTAGTGCGGCGATTGGAACACGTCGGCAACTTGGTTGCCGTTCCAGATTCCACGGTCGAAAAGCGCCGTTGAAACGGCAAGCTTCGTTGTGTTGCTGGCGAACTCCAAACGGTTTGCCGAAAACATGATTTCGTTTCCGTGGGCAATCTCGTTTTTCGTGTAGGTCATCGCCGTTAGCACGTAGCCAAGCTGAACGGCGAACGTCTCAATGTTCCCTTCGTAGAACGCGTTATAGGTGTCCTCGTTCGCCTTGTTCAGCACCACGTCTTCGTTGGTGCCGAAGAACCTATAGGCGCTCTTCTCGATGCGCTCCATCTGCGCCGCGTCAACCGTGTAGCTTGACGGCGTAATCTGCTTCACATCGTCAAAGATGCGGTCATACACGGCGATGCCGCCCGCGTTGGACGGGTCAAGCTGCTTGTTGAAGTCCTTAGCGGCCTGTTCCCTGTCCTTGTCGTTGCGGTTCTGGCTCAACTTGCCTATGAAGCGGATGAACGCGCCTTGCTTAATGGCGTTCATTTCCCCTTCGGTCTGCGCGTGCATAAGTTCTAGCGTCGGGTTAAGCACGTTGGTACCGTCGCCGAAAAGGTCACTTCGGTACTGGTGGCGCGTCATAACGCCGACGCGTGACCATTCCACGTACACGCTTTCAGAAGTCGGAAAGTCCAGCTTCAACCAAAGTTCGCCGCCCACGTCATAGGCCGTGCATTTGCTCGGCAACACCGGGTAATAGCCAACGTGCGTTGTGTTGTCATCAGCGAACAGCGGAATGATCAACGCCGTGTCGTTCACCTGCAACATGGTGTAAATGCGCTTGATGAACTGCGGCGTTGTCATCCACGGGTTGGGCTGGTAGGCCAGCGAAGCCGTGGCGTGGCTCTGCGCCGTGCCGCTTACCTCTGGTTTCAGCTTGCTTGCGTGGTTCGCGCCGCTCTCGATGATTGAGCGCGTCAACTCCGCTTCGTATATGCCGCCCGTCCAAGTGGTGAAGCTTGGTTGGTAGGCCGTGAACGTTGAGAAGTAGCCGTTTACGGCTTGCATCTGCTTGCCGTGAAACACGGAATCGAACATTGAGCGTAAGCGCGGTTTCAGTCTTGCCAAGGTTTCAGCCCCCTATCATTGATTGGTATTCGTCGGCCATGTCTTTAAGGACTACGAACGCGTCACACTCCGCCGCCCAAGCGTCAATGCGGTTGCGCGGGTCTTGGTTCTTCTTGTCCGGCGCAATGTTGCCGTTCGCGTCCGATCTGACGGCCACGTTTGAGCGGCACCACTCCGCAATTGGGTTGGCGTTGTCAACTATTCGGTTCTCCCGGTAAAGCGCCCGTAGTTCCTTCATCGGCATTGACAAGGTTTGCGCCCCCTGCACAACGCGCCTGAAATAGTCAGCGCCAAAGTACCCTTCGTAAGCTTCCACGGTCGGCACGTCGCGCATATGCCACGGGTCATAGCCGCAAGCAACGGCATAGATGCCGTATTTCTGCTGAATCTCGGCCACCCAATCAAGAACCGTGCGTTTGTCGATAATCGGCGTTGGGCACGTGCGCAAGTAGCCGTTGGCAATCCACGCATCATAGGGCACGCCGTCGCGCCCGCCGCGCCGTCCCTCGCGCTCCGCTTGCTCTAGCGCACGTTGCGGAATCCACGCCATGTGCAGCGCGTATATGTTCGGGTCGTTCGGGCGCTGCATGAGCAGACACGCCGCCGTAAGGTCGGTGGTGTCCGAAGCATCAACGCCCAGAATCGCGTATGTGAAGCCGTCCGACGGGTCAAAGGTCGCGTCGTTGTGGATCTCTGACCATGTAAGCCAAGCTTGGCTTTGGTTCTCAATCAGGTTGAAATCCTTAACAAGCAGCGTCGGCAGAAACGTAGGGTCGTTCTTGGCCTTGCTCACGTTCTTGCGAAGCGCTGGCAGTGATTTGATGGTGCCTAAGCCCGGATTCGCCTTGACCCAAGCCGGTTCATGCTCCCATTCCTCGCGTTCGTCCAATTCGTAAATAAACGCAATGAAGCGTTCAGCGTCCGTGCCGGTCGCCTGACCGTCAAGCCACTTCGCGGCGTACTGGTATTGAGCATCGAAGATGCCAGCGCGAACAAAACCGTTGGTTGTGATCTCCAAAACCAGCGGTTGCCTACGCGCCGACGTGCCTTGTATGGTCAGGTCGTACAAGTCGCGGTTTCGCATTGCCGCCAACTCGTCGATGATCGCGCCCGACACGTCCAAGCCGTCAAGGTGGTTCGTGTTAGCGCTAAGCGCCTTGATGGTGCCCATGTTCAAATCGCAATATAGGTCGCTCACGCGCTTGCGGATGTGCTTTGACAGCGCCGGTGACGTTTTAATCATGCGCCACGCGTTGTTGAAGCCCTTAGCCGCCTGATCGTGGGCGGTTGCGACGTTGTAGACCTCTGGTGCGCCCTCGTCATCGTTTACCTGCAAGTCAATTTCGATTGCGGACGCAAGCGCGGTCTTTCCGTTCTTCCTGCCCATGACCCAAAGCACTTCGCGGTACTGCCGCAAGCCCTCTGCGTCAACGAAGCCGAAAATCACGGACAGAATGGCAAGTTGGAACAATTCCAGCTTGAAAGCGTGCCCAAGCTTGCCGGATGGTAGGCGGCAAAAGCGTTCAATGAAGTTAACGTGCTTCTGTGCGTACTCTTCGCGGAAATGGTACGGATAAAGCGGGTCTTTGTTGTCCATGTCGCGCAGAATCTTTGCAGCTACCTGCTTGATCTTGCGACAGGCCGTTATAGACCCGTCCAGCACGCCGCCGAAGTATTCACGTATGGCTTTCTCGCACCGCCCAGCCTTAGCGGCCTTAGTCATAGCGCGTTTCAGCTAGGTAGTCCGTGAGCGCATCAGCAGCCGCCGCGCCGGTCGGCATCATGTCGCAAAGCTGCTTGATGCCGCGCTGAAACGTAGTGAAAAGTTTGTTGTATGCCTGAAAGCCGGGATGCTCGCGCAATCCCGATTGCCCGCCGCCGTTGTCATACTCGGTGTAGATGCTCTCATAAAGCAAATCTTTGCGGGCTTCGTCCAACTTGTACTTCATAAACGCGAGGTTGGGAAGCATCCCAAGCACAACGTTGCGCTTGTCCTCTGGTATCGCGTCTTTGGTCAGGCGTTGAAGCTTGCGCAACTCGCTGTCAACCCTCGCTTGCGGGGTGGCGGGCTTGCGCTTCGGCTTACTTTCGGCAACTTTGCCCGAAACTTGCGAACTATCGCATACTTTTTCTTTCTTCACAAGACCACCCCCCTTTGAAAAGTCGGCGCACGAATAAAATTGACTCCCGGCGTTGGTGCCCTAGGAATCGTTGCGCAGATTCAAACCGGGGGGATTGCCCGCCGCTCTGACCTGCTGTTTTGTGTTCGGTAATTTTTTCTTTGGTCTGCGTTTCCCGTCGCGCCGATCATTCGGCAAGGCAAATCAAGTTGCCGTCGGCATCAAACGCAAGCCCTTGACGTGTCGCACCGGCACGCGCCCACCCGTGCGTTTTCTTGTGGCATAGGTCGCAAAGGCTGACCAAATTATCAAGGCCGCAAGCAATGTCCGGGTTGTCGATGTTGGCCGGTGTCAGTTCTTCGATATGGTGAACCATCGTTGCCGGTGTGATCTCCCCACCGGCAAGGCAGCGTTGGCACAAGTAGCTATCGCGCTTTAGCGCATCTTCCCGCGCACGCTCCCAAGCCTTGGAATGATAGAACGCGTCACTAAACGGTTTAGCCATGCGCCACCACCCCAAAAGAAAAAGCGCCACGGCTCTAAGTCCGTGACGCTTTGCATAGTTCTAACCACCTTAGCGAACTTTAGCAGAAGTCGGAAAGTGGACGCAAGTAAAATCTTTTCAAGCGGTCTTCAATTTCGCAATGCCCGCTTCGTCAATGTACTTGAATCCAGCCCGCGAAAGTTCGCGGCACCACTGTTGCGAACAGCGCATTACCTCGGCAACCTCATGCCACGCCATGGCTTGGCAATAGGCCATGCAAAGCACGTCGGCGTAGCGGTTGCCTTTCAGCTTCGCCAAGCCGCCGTGGTCATCGTCGCCGTAAAGCAGCATGGTTGCTTCGTCAAGCATTTCCGATGCTTCGTTGATTCTGCGTTGTAATCTCTGCTCAAACTCAATGCGCCGGTTCACCCTGTCCATTGCATCGCTGTTGCCGTTGCCCTGCTGCTCACCGTAGCGCTGCACCTTCGCGCCCTCGGAAGCTTTGAGCCGTTCCAACATTTCCTTTGAGCGCTCAATTTCAACGACGGTTTCCCGTATGTCCTCGAAGTATTCTTGCGCTCTCATGGCCGCACCTACGCAATGCCGGTGCTGCCGAAGCCAGCCGCCCCGCGCTCCGTCTCGGTCAACTCTTCGCAGGGCACCAACTCGCACGGAACGAACGGCATAACGATAAGCTGGCAAACGCGCGTGCCCGCGTCAAGCGTGGTGGTTTCGTCTGACTGGTTCAGCAGCGTTGCGCCGATCTCGCCGCGATAGCCCGAATCAATCACGCCCACGCTGTTTGAAAGCGTGATGCCGTGCTTGCTGACAAGGCCGCTTCGCGGGAACACCAGCCCCACGCACCCTTGCGGTATCTCAACCGCAAGACCCGTGCCAACGGTAGCACGCGCCCCCGGCTCTAGTGTCACGTCGTGGGTGATGCGAAGGTCTAGCCCCGCGTCACCGTCATGCGAATAGCGCGGCAGTTCCGCGCCGTCCGAAAGTCTCACGTTCATTTTGCGTCCAATCATTCTTCAATCTCGCTTTCGTCAAATAGCGTGCCTTGCTTTGGCTTGCGGTGTTTCTCATAGACGCAATGCCCAACTTCAAGGCAGTTAGTCCAACAGTTCCACGGCGTGCAAAAGCACTTCTTGCCGTCAAGCACCGCGCCCCGCTTCTCGCAGTCTTCAAGGCTCATTGCTTGCCCTTCCGCTTGCGTGCCCTGCGCCATGCGCGGAACAGGTCAAGGAAGCCCATTGCTTCAAGGTCTGGTATTGCCGGGTTCAGGGCTACGCCGTCGATTGACGCGGCCACAACCTTTGCGCCCAACACGTCTTCAAGCACGCCGCCCGCTTCATCCACGATCACTTGGCTTGGGCGCAAGCCTGTAAGCTTTTGTGTTTGGCAAATCGGCTTCGGTATCGTCACACCCATGTTTCTTGCCTGATGCTCCACGAACGCCGCCATGTGCGCGTTGTGCGTGTAAATCGGTATGCCGGTATCGTGCGAAAGCATGATTAGCCGCGTGGTCTTGCCGGTGCGCCTACCGCCTATGAAAACCTGCATAAGCCACCACCCCTAAAACGGTATGTCGCTGTCATAGACGCTGGCAGCGTCCACGGATTGCGGCGGCATGGCTTCCGGCGCTTGGGCTTCGCGGCGGGTGTTCATCAACTCCGCTTCGTCAACGACGATTTCAACGCGCGAATACTGCCGCCCGTCCTTCTCCCATTTGTTCTGCCGAAGGTGCCCGGATAGTGCAAGCTTGGTGCCCTTCGCAAGGTAGGGTTGCAGGGCTTCGGCACGCTTGCCGAACATGACGCAATCGAACCAATGCGGCACGTCCTGATAGCTTCCGTCCGCTTGCTTGGCACGTTCGTTCACGGCCACCGAAAACGTGACCACGGCAAGTTGGCTGTTCGTGTACCGAAGTTCAGCGGCCTTGCCAAGGTGGCCGGATATGGCGCAGGTGTTCAGGCTCATAGCGCCACCCCGTCCAGCTTTTCAATGAGCGCGTGGGCTTGGTTCACGCCAAGACCGCCAACGCGCTTGCTTTCGGCGATGTGCAGGGCGTGCATAAGCGCTTGTGTCTTCTTGAAGCCGTAGCCCGGAAGGGCGCTAATCATCTGTTTCACGCGCATACCAGATGCCGCCTTGTCGCCACGCTCTGCAAGGCTGATTAGATCGCGGACGGTCAGCACGCCGCTTGCAAGCTGGCTGCGCAACTCGGTGCGTTCCTTGCGCATCTGCTTTGCCTTTTCAAGGTTGGCAATCCTCTGTTCTTTGGTCAGTTCGGGAATCATCGTTTTACCCTCTTTCTTCCTATGTGCCTGATAATTACTTCTTATCAGTCACTTGCTATTTGTCTTGAAAGCCTTTTTGGTGCCGCACCTGCGCGTTTACGGTGGTGCGCGGTGCGCGTTCAAAATGCGCCATTGCAACTTCATTGCAACACCTCTTCAAGGTCTGCCGTGGCTTCCATGGCCGCTTGCTCGAAGACGCTTGCGGCGTATGCGTCGCGCCCCGGCAAGACGTGGGCGTAGATGCGAAGCGTGGTTGCTTCGTCTGCGTGTCCCAATCGCTCTGAAACGGTTTTCAGGTCTACGCCGTGGGTCAGAAGCCACGTTGCGTGCGTGTGCCGCAGGTCGTGGAAGACGAAGCCTTGCGGCATTTCGATTTTTCCGGCAAACGTCGTGAATGCGCGTGAAACGCTGTTCGGGCGAAGATAGCCGCCGTCAACCGTGAGCAAGGGCGCGTTGCTCGGCAGATCGCCGCAGAACAACCGGCGAAGTTCCATGAACGCATCAATGGTTTCAATGTCGCTTGTGGTAATGCCGATGTTGCGGCACTTGCGCCCTTTGGTAACGTCGCGCCTGTAGGGCTTCTTGCCCTTCTTCTCAATGACGGTGCCGCCTACGTGGACGTACTTTGCCGCCCGGTAAATCTCGCCCGGACGCAATGCGCACACCTCGCCAACCCTCATGCCGGTTCTAAGCGAGAACCACGCGGCAAAGGCGTTCAGCGCCTTGCGCCACGTCCGCTTGTTCAAAACCTCTGGTTTCAGCAGTGGTTTTAACTGTGCGTCCAGCTTGCGGAAATCGCCGATGTTGAGCGCTTGGGCTTCGTGGTGTTCGGGGCTTGGCTTCTCAACGTCAATGATCGGGTTCGTGTCGCATATGCCCGCTTTTACGAAGAACTTATACGCGCCGCGCATGAAGTTGTGGACGTTGATAACGCTATTGCGGGACAAGCCTTGCCCGCCTAGTTCTTTGGGCACCATCAAGCGTTGTTCGTAGCGGTTGAAGTCAACCACGCGCAAATCACGGGCGTTTGAGGTTGCAAGGTACTTCCGGGCGTACTTGGCGAACAGCCTATAGCTGCGCACGCTGTTAGGGCTTGCGCCGTTGCGCTCCCGCATGGCCGCGTAATCGTCCAGCAGGTCGGCAATCAGCGCACTTGCTACCAGACCGTCAGCCGTGAGGTGAGCCGACCAAGCATCGGCCATTTCCTGCGCTTCCGCTTCGTCGTGCGCCGCCGGGAACTCCCTATAGGGCTGAATCTTCTTACCTTCTGGCGTTTGCCCAAGGTAAGGGCGTGCGTACCAGACTTCACGCGCCTTGCTCCATTTGACCTTGCAAGCGCCCATGTCATGCACCCATCAGCGCCGGGGCATCTGCCACGTACTCGGTTTCAGGCTCTTCAAAGCGGTGTGACCTGACCGCTTCGCGGCCATCCATGAAGCCCTGCGCTTCTGCGTTGTGAGCGTCCCACCCGCACCCAAGCTTCAAGGTGGTGTCAACGCCCTTGATGCCGTTAAACCGCTCTTCGTACTTCTCTTTTACCTTCGGCGGAACAACGATCATCAGCGCTTCGGTCTGCTTCTCCAACTCTGATTCGATACCCGCCACAAAGCCCAAGACGTAGGCGTTATATGTGCCGTATTCCGCGCCGCGCGAATACCGGGAAGCAAGGCGGTTGCCGATCTTGTACAAGGTGTTGAACGTCATTGCCGCCGCCGTGGCATCTGTCTTGTAGCCGTAGAAGGTTATCAGGTGTTCATTGCGCCAATTCGTCTTGTGAAACGCGCTCTTGGTCGTTTCAAGGTATTTGCAGCGGAATGCGGGGGCAATCACGCGTGCAAGGTGCCAGCGCCACCGGCGCGGGGCGTGGCTTGCGTAAACCTCTTCAATGGGTTCTTCTTCGGCGGTGTGAATCTCCCATTGCTCAACGTCGTATTGCACAATCAGGCGTTGAGCCGCAAGCGCTGCCGCTGCCGCTTCATGCTCGGTTGCCCCTCTGTCCTCGGCAACCGCCATAAGCTTTTTGATGCGCTCAATGATCTTTTCGCGTTTGTTATCCATATCAAAAACCTTTGGTTTCGGTGGTGGTTTTTGGCTCGATTTCCTCAATCAGAAAATCAATGCACTGCTTGCACTTTTTCAGGTCTTGAACGCCGTTCTTGCGAATCCAGCGCCATAGGTACTTGAACGCGCAGCCCCACCAGTAAAGAGCGATGGGCGCGAGGTTCACGGCCTTGCCGTCGTTGGCGCAGGGCTGCAAGCAATAGCCCGTGCCCATCATCGCGGCCATAGCGTCTTTGCATTCAATGCCGCCGCTGGTGTAGTGGCTAGGGTGCGAAACCGCATCTTTGGCGGCTTCGATCTGCTGCAAGCTAACGTCGCTCATAGCGCCACCCCCAATGCTTCAAGGCGCTTTTTGTAGCGGTCTAAGTCTGCTGGCAGTTCAATGCACCAGTTCTTGTTCAATACGCCGTCTATCCACTCGTATAGATCACGCGCCACGCGCTCCACGTTGTCAGACGGGGCGTTTTGCTCTGAATTGCTGGTGCTAAACATACGGTCATAGCCGCTATCTTCGGCGGGTATCTCGTAGGCGCAAACGCAATCCCTTTCGTTCGGGCACTGGCACGGCATCAGGTCATCAAGACCGCAACCGCATTCGCCGTCAGGATTGCAAAGGCCGTCATAGTGGTTTTCGCGCAACCACTGCGCCGCCATTTCGCGCAAGCTGGTGCCGTCTTTGCTCATGCTCACAAGACCACCCCCAGCGCTTGCAGACGGTCGCCGTACAAGGCGCGTTTGTCATCTGCTGGCGGCACTTCGTCCGGGTGCTTCGCGTCGTGGTCGATGATTTCCCGGTACATATCGCGGCAAACCTTTTCCACGCTGTCAGCGTCCGCGCGGCGTTGCTGGTATTCGTCCAGCGGTGCCGCTATGTGTTCGCGCCTGATCTCCACGGTGGGTACGGCATCGAAGCGAAAACGCGCGGTTATGTCGAACTCGCAAAGCAAGCTTGGGTACTCTCCAAGCAGATTGCTTGCGTGGTCGCGTATGTACTGCCCTGCTTGCTCAATGGCTTCAATGAAGCCTTGCCGGGTGCTTAAATCCGGCCAAGTGTCTTTTGCCATCTTCTGACCTTCCTAGATTTCGCCGCATTCGCGGTTCTCGTGGCCGCTGTGGCCGTCTTTCGGTGTTTTGTGGGTATCTGTAGCCTTTTGCGCGTTTTCTGCCCTTCTGCGCCGTCTGCGCGTCTCTGCATGGTGCGGCGCGTCATAGCGCAGGTGGCACGGTGCGCACATAGCCATGAGGTTTTCGGGTCGGCAATCCTCGGGCGTGTGGTTCAGGTGCGCCACGGTCAGCGTGCGCCGGTGCGTGTCGAACGGCTCACCGGGCTTGCGGCACTGCTTGCCGCATTGCTGGCACTTCCAGCCCGCCGCGTCCTTCACCGCCGTTGCAATCTCGCACCAGTTGTCCGGGTAGCGGTGTTTTTCCATGGGCACGGCTATTCACCGTCCCACCCATAGCAACAGATAGTGCCGTTATCGCGTGGGCTAAGGTGCTTGCAGGAATAGGCCGGTTGCCCGTCCCTGTAGTGCTTGCAACCGCGCTGGCAGTCCTGCCGCTCAATCGCCTTTGCGGCAAGCACCAGCAGTTCAACGCTTTCTTGGGTAAGCTTCTGTTTCCCCATGAGACACCCCCTAGCAAGCCAGCGCGGCAGCGTATGCCGCCGGGTCTGCAATCGCGCTGCGCGGTATTCCGCGTGCGCATCCCATCCACTCTTTGAGCCAGCGCATGAGCGCCCTTAGAAACGGCTGCACGTTCGTGTCATCAGCCCAACCGGCAATGCCTATGAAGCCGTCTGCGTTGAAGCTGACCGCTTCACGCCCCGAAAAGTAGAATCCCGTAACGCGCAAGTAGGCATCTTCAATGCCGCCCGTAGATGCCAGGTTGATTACCGGCTGCGTGGCCTTGCGGTAGCTTGGGCGCATTTCCATATGCTCGCCCATGCGCTCATGGCGTGCGTACTCGATGCAAAGGAACCCTTCAAGCGCCCTAATGTCGTTGGGTTGAATCTGCGAATAGGTCAGGTTGGCCGTGATCGCTTCGCGCACCTGATCGCGCGTCAACTTATCCGATAAGGTCATCACAAGCCCCCTTCGCGTGCTTCCCGTGACGCTTGCTGATGGAGCCAAGCAAGCTATCTTCGGGCGTGCGCTTGTCCTTCCATGCAAGGTTCTTGCACTTCCAGCACGGTTCATCCTCGTTGGCGAACCAATCAAGCGGGCGTTGAATGCCGCACTTCGGGCAAGCCCGTGTCTTAACGTGGTTTTCGTAGTGAACTGGCATGGTCAAAATCTCCAATCTTGCCGAATGTGTAAAACTTTGTGGAAAACGCGTTGAAAACTGAAATCAGCGTTTTGCGAAGATGCGAAAAGCGGTGTGCGCCAGAAAGAAGAAGCAAGAAAGATAACCTTGCTTGCAGATCAACCAAACAAGCGGGATGGTGGTTTTTTGGGTTGGGTCTGAAAGACCCAAAAAACCACCCCTTTTGTTTTGTATTGTTTTGTATATTGGTTCACCCACCCATTTCGGACTGGGTTTAGCCAACTTAAAACCAGTGGTTTTTCTAATCGTGTCTTTCAGGCGCGGCATATCGCTATTCACCTGCGCTTTTGGCGGTCTTCTTGGGTCTGCCGCCCTTGCGCCCGTTAGCCCTCTGCCGCCCGAAGTATTCCGCGTTTTTGTGCATTCGCGGGTTCTCCAAGCAACCTTCTTCGTCGGTTTGCAAAAGGCCGATTGAAAGCAAACCATTTACAAAAGCGGTGGTTTCATCGATGGTTATAAGTTCGTTGAATTGCCCCGAATCGAATCCCAAGACTTGACCCAAGATCAACTTATCTTCATCGGTCGTGAAGGGCACCGCATGGCCTTTGATGCTCGCCAAGTGTTCGCACATCCGCCACCAACGCCCGTAGCCGTCCCAACCGTGGCGCAATATAAGGCGCTGGCACTTGATGTCACTTGCAGCGTTGGAATCATGCGGGAAGTACGCCATTGACCCCGCCGCAAGTTCTGCAACGGTGTTAGGCATTGTCTTTCCCCTCGGATTCTTGCGCCGCTACCTCTTCGGCCATTGCGTCCCACTCGCGTTCTTTGCGGCGGATGAAGAGCGTTGCGGCTGTCTCGATGCCGGAAAGCATCGCGGCCATAAGTTCCTTTTTGGTAGGCTTTTTCTTCATTTCAGCCAAGCCGGTAGCCATGACAAGGCCAGCTTTCATACCCGCGAACATTGCCGCAGCGTCCAGCCTGATGCACTCGCCTGAAACAAGGTCGTGCAAGTCAACGTCAGCACCGAAGTGATCTATAAGCCCGAACAATTCACTTGTGCGCTGGTTGATGGTTTTAGTGGTGGTCAGCATTCTGCTTCGTCCTTCCTGTCGAACATTGACTTGCGCGTCTCTATGCGCAAGTCGGGGTTGTTTTCCAGCAGCCACCGCGCAAGCAGCGGGGTAACTGTGTTGTTGATGCTGTAGTGGTGCGTGATGCCGTGCTGGTCGGTGTAGGGCACCGCTACAAGCCTGTATGCGCTCTCGTAGCGCACGCGCTCAATTAGGTACTTCGTGGACACCCGCAAGCCGCGCCGGTGAATGGCAAGCGCCGTTAGTTCGATCTCATGCGCCGCCTTGGGATTGACCCGCAACCACTCGTTGAACAACTCGCGGTAGCTTTCGGCTTTGAGCGGCACCGGGAACACAAAAGCGCGTTCTTGGGCTATGACGGCTTCCACGGGCTGCGTGTAGTCATCGACGTTCATAGCGGTTCTGCCTTTCAAGGCGTGCCATCAAGCCATCAAAGGCGAAGCGTGCTTGCTCATACGTGGCAGTGAACGGAACCGGCAAAGGGTGCCGGACGCGAACGCCGCCGCCCTGATCAATGTAGGCCGTCCAGAATCCGCGCTTGTCGCGCTCGAATGTGGCTTTAGGCATATCGCTTCACCAGCCACACGATCACGGCAGCGTCAACGACGATGCAAAGAGCCGTCAGCCAAAGCCCGTAGGTGTCGCCAAGCCAGATTTGGAAGGTGGCAACGGCCATGGGCAAGATGCTGGACATTGTGAGCGCTAGGAAAGCCATAACGGCAATGCGCTGCCAAAGGCGCGGCCAACGTGCTAAGATTTCTTCGTCAAATTGCGGCCAGCATTTTTGACGTGCAAGCGTGCGGGTTCCAGCCGTGCGCTTGCTTCGTTTTTGGGGCGGCATCGTAAAGCGGTTGCAAGGCTTTGAAAGAAAGCCGCTTGCGTTGCGTCCAGCTTGCCGCCGTCGCGTTCGGTAACCATTATCAAAACCAATGGTTTTAGCGCTGGTTTTCATGGTGGTTAACCTTCGCTTTCGGTCGTGGTTTTAGCATTGCTAAACCTCCTTCCATCCCATCAACTCGTTAGGGCTTTTGCCGCACACGCGGCAAATGGCTATTACCTTGTCAGCCCCCGGCGTGTAGCCCTCGCCGCTTTCGTATTTCACGATTGCGTCTTTACTCACGCCCACTGCCTTTGCGAAGTCCTCTTGCGACATATCCAGCGCCGCGCGGGCGGCGCGAAGATTTGCGGCGAAAACCTCTTTGTTGAAACCCATTCGCTTTTCACCTCCTTAAAAGTGGAAGAAATCTGTCTAACACTTTATGAAGTATAGGCGAATATCTGACTATTGCAAGTGAAAAGTATGAAATAGTTTGCTTATACACCTCACATGAATTAGAATCTTCGGAAGAATGTTGCTAAGTTTGGTGGTGTGAAATGAACCTAGCTATAAAGGAACTAAGAAAAAACCTGCGCATTTCTCAAACGGAATTCGCTAAGGCCGTTGGTGTCTCTTTACGTACTGTTGGTTCATGGGAACGTGGCGAATCTCTGCCAAACGCTGAACAGATTTGGGCTTGTGCTGTGGCGCTAAGCTGTAGCCCCAACGATATTTTGGGGTGGGAAGAAGCAAAGCCCGCGCAAGATATGTTTGAACGCGAGTTAGTAGAGTGCTACCGGGCTTGTACGCCATCAAGACAAGATCGTATTTTAGACACTGCCCGCGATGCTGCGGGAATGTCTAAGAAGCGTCCGAACATCATTCATCTAAACCCCAGCAACAGGCTGTGGGTTTTTAGAAAAGGAAGACGAAATGAATAAATCCGCAATTGACGTTCAGCAGTCAAACAGTGCTTGCCAGCTTATCAAGTTGTCACATGAAACCGGCTATCCCATCGTGACCGTAACGCAAGAAGCCGCCAACGAAGTTGAGCGTCAAGCATTAAATATGGGCATATCTATCCCGGTGCCATTCTGCTACAGAAGCGGCGCATTTGCTGATGGACTTTTAAGCAATATGAACGTTCTTGTCATGGATGCTGACACTATGATTTCAGCGATACTAAATACCAAAGTTGCAGGAATAACCATTAGTGATGCCGTAAAGACGCTAGATAGTCGCACTTAACAAAGTAAAGAACGCCCCGCGCTGGTCGGCAAACTCACGCGGGGCAAACACCCAACCATTAGCAAGGTTATAGGCAAGGTGATTTTATCATGGTCAAGCGCAGAGCGGCCATATACGCCCGCTTTTCGTCACACAACCAACGGTCGGAAAGCATCGAAATACAGGTTGATGCTGGCACCCGCTACATAGCTGAAAACGGCCTTGAATTAGTCAGGGTCTATGCTGACTACGCCAAGACAGGGCGCAATACTGACCGAAGCGACTACAAACGCATGATGAACGATGCCCGTTTAGGCTTGTTTGATTATGTGGTGATCTATAAGGTGCCGCGCATCATGCGCAACCGCGATGAAATGGCGCTAACGCGCATCATGCTGCGCAAAGCGGGTGTTGAAATACTGTACGCCGGTGAGGAAATCGCCAGCGGTTCAAGCGGCGTGCTGCAACTCGGTATGCTCGAAGTGCTGGCAGAATGGGAAAGCGCCGTTGACAGCGAACGAATCATTGACGGCATACAGAAGAACGCGCAAAGATGCATGGCGAATGGCCGCACGCTCTACGGTTGGGACATTGTAGAAGGGCGCTACGTGGTCAACGACCGCGAAGCGGCGGTGCTGCACCGCATGAAGAACCTGTTGTTTAGCGGCTCGACGGTCGCGGACATTGTGCGGGCTGTCGCCAATGAGCGAAGCCGAAACGGAAAGCCCTTCAACCATGACCGCACGAAGAAGCTTCTATTGCGCCCGCAGAATGGCGGCACGTACAGTTACGCCGGTCACGTGGTAGAAGACGGAATGCCCGCAATCTGGCCGAAGATCGAACAAGATATGATTATCAGTATGCTTGGCAAGCCGCGCCCACGCCGCCGTATAGATCACGCTGCCGAATGGCCGCTAACCGGCAAGCTGTATTGCGCCGAATGCGGCAACACGCTTGCCGGAACGTCCGGCACCAGCAAGGGCGGCACCGTCTATGCCTATTACAAGTGCAAGAAATGCAAGCGCACGTTCAGGCGCGACATTTTAGAAGATGCCATAGTTGATATGACCATATGCGCCCTAGAGCGCCCCGACGTGCGCAAGCGCATTGCCGACGGCATGGCAACCTATGAAGCCACCATGGAAGATGCGCCGCTTGAAAGCGAGCGCCTACGCAAGGAAATTAAAAGGATTGATGCCGCGTTTGAACGAATTTGGCAAGCCATCGAAGACGGCATAGCGCCACCGGGCGGCAAAGAACGCATTGAGGATTTGAAAGCCCGCAAAGATGCGTTGGAAACCGAATACCAGATAGCCAAGGCCAATGAAAACATTGAACCGGGCTTTTCGGAATTGATGGACTGGCTAGACAACGTAGCCGAAGAAATGAACCCGCAAGAAATCCTAACAATGTTTGTGCGGGCGGTTCAGATCGACAAAACCGAAGTGCGGTTGTACTTCGCTTTTGACTATTACGGCGACAATTTCACGCCGCCAAAAAAAGACGAACACCCGGTAGATGGGTGTTCGTCTAATTCTCCTATGGTGGAGCCTAGTATAACTAGAGCGAACACGGTTATAAGCCTTGAAACCTGTTACCTACAGATAAACCGCAATTGGTTTGCGGTCATTGCCCCGTACAAGCAATGATTTTGCAGAAACTTTTTTCAGATTCATGCTTGCTTTTCTATGTGGTATACCATATAATAGAGACATCGAAAGGCAATAAGGCTTTTCGAGAGAACCAAAGGAGGTGAAAACGGTGAGAAGGGTTAGCGTGGAGCTGGCTATCAAGGGCTGGATTATCCGAATAAGCGTTTGGCGGCGCAAGGATAATCGGAAAGCCACCCGATAGCCCAAAGGTGCCGCTTGCAAGAGCGGGCGGCACCGCTCCACCGCCCAATACTACCACCGTTGGCGATATGAAGACAGACGCGCAGAGAAGGGCAGAAAACGCCTACAGAAAGAAGAGCGTTCGGCAGATCGTAATAAGGTTCTACCCGAACACCGAAGATGAAGAGATTTACGACTGGCTGAAATCTCACGAAAACGTTACCGAATACCTCAAAGGGCTTGTTTTGGACGATATGCAAAAGACCAGATAGGCGGCTTGCGTATTCGCCGTGTAACGCACGAAAACGGGGCACCCCTTATCAGGGTGCCCCGTTTGAACGTGTGTTTTCGCGCCTAGCACTTGGCAAGGTACTTTTCAGACCCGTTGGACGTGCCGACGGCAACATAGCGCGTTGCCCCGCTGTAGGCGGTATAGTGCGCCCACGTGTAGCCGTCCTTTTCTACAACGTCAGCCGCAATGCTGTTGATCTTGTCGCCGTATCCATACGAAGCGACAACAGACCCGGAAAGCCCCGGCGCGGAACGGACGTTAAGACTTGACGCAAGAACCTTGTAGGTGCCCGCAATGATGCGGGGCGTGCCGGTTGATGTTCCGGGCGCGTTCGCGGTGCCGGTAAGCATTTCGTTGACGCGCTTTTGCACGGCTTCGTACTTGTCGCCCAAGGCGGCGCGGCGCGAATCGCCGTTGCCGAAGCGTCCGGCAATCACCGCTTGCGCCAGTTCGTCAATGGAGCCGCTAACGGCTGTTGTCGGCTGTGACGGCGTAGCTGCTGAACCCGATTGCGCGGGCGCACTTGTGACAACCACGCAATGACCGTCGCGCACCAGCACGTCACCCAAGCGCAACGCCGATTCGGCAAGACCAGACCCCACGCGCTGCATACCGGCGTTAACAAGCTTCGTTGCCGCGTCGCCGGTATACATGAGGTTGCCGCCCTTGAACAATGCCGCGTCGGAAAGACCGGCGCAGATGCAGCAGGTGGCCGCAAGGCTCGTGCAATCGCATTCGCAATCCCGGTTGATAGCTGACATGACCCACGCAACGGCCATTGCTTGTGTGCGCACGGTGTTGCGCTCGTACTGGTCATAGCCAATGTGCATATTGGCGACAGCTTGCGCGGCAGCGTTTGCAATCTTGCTTGCGGTGGCGGCATCCTTAGCGCGGTAGGTAACCCACGGGTTGGCACTGCTGCTGTAGTAAGCACGCGTGTTAAGTTCGGTGCCTGACTGGTTGCCAGCCTGACCGCCAACGTACTTGCCGCGCTCGTCGCACGATGCTTGGGAAATGTAGACCGTCATTTTGCATCATCGCCAAAGGTGCTTCGTGGTGCTGGCTCGGTGTAGGTCATCGCGCGGGCGCTGTCGCCCAAACCCTCGGTGGTCGGGTCAACCACAACGCCCAAGATCACCAGAACCGCAAACAGCGCGTCCACGGCGGCAACCACGCGGTCTTGCATTTCCGACAAGTCGAAGTTGAAGCCGAAAATAGCGGCCACCATCTGCACAAGCAGGAACAGCGCCGGGATTAGCGCCATCCAAAACAGCTTGTTCTTTGCGCGGGCAAGAAAGTTGATTTTCAGATTGTTCATAATGTCCCCCTTAGTCAACGACTAGATAAGGCTTTAGAGCCTTGATAGCTTCCATGTATCGCTTTGCGGTTCCGTTGCCGCCAAGAGCCGTGTACGCGTCGAAGATGCGCAACAGTTCGTCGTATCGGGCAATAGCCAGCTTCTTGCCCTTGACCACGTAATCTTCGTAAGCGTCGAAGATCATTTGCCGCGCCATCGCCTTTTCGATCTCGACGCGTGCTTTCTCGAACTTTGAAAGATGCGTGACCTTGGCGACAAGGAAACCTATAACGCCGCTGGCGATGATGCCGACGATTGACGTTATTAGCTGCTGCCCAGCCGCGCTAATCATTAGTCCACCACCTGCCAAAGCGTTTCAGTGCCAGCCGCCCCCGGCTCCCAAACGTTGTTGTCAACAAGCGATTGCCACTTGCTGCCGCCGTGGGTGACTACCGCGCCGGTTGGGTAGCCGTTCGTCGCGTCCGGCTGCTCCCACGCGGGCACATCCGTTGCGCCCGGGCTGTCTGCGGCGGCGAGGTTACGCGCCCAAAGGCTCGGCGCGGCAGACGGTGCCCAGTCTGCTTGCGACGTGTGCGGCTGCAAGCACACGTAGAGCGTGCCGCCATGTTCCACGCGCTCACCGGCGGTGTAATAGTGGCCGTCGCCCGTCCACTGGTCGTAGAGCGCCGGGGCAATCTCTGCCACGTCATCGGAAAGCGACGGCGCTTGCGTCTTGTAAATTGCGATGATGCCGCGCAACGCGGCTTCCTCTTCGGCTGTGAATGCCATGTTTTGCCCCCTAACAATAGGAAAGCCCGCGCAATGGCGGGCTTGGCTTGCTGTTGGTGTGTTTGTGCTGCTATCCGAAAAGCCGGGTAAACAGCGCATCCATGTTTGCGACGGTTCGCCGTGCGTCAAGGCGCATCATCGAACCCCGCCAAGATTGGTAGCTTTGCAATGCTTGGTCGCGCGTCATCTCGCCGCGCTCCACGAACGCCGCAAGCTTTTTCAGCTTGCGGCGTTCCCGCGTTACGGCGGAACGGCACGGGCGAACAATGACTTTGCCAGTTTCGCCATAGTTAAACCTCTTCTTTAGGAACGTGAAACCGCGCGTCAGCTTCACGATGCGGGTTTTCTTCTCGTTAACGACAATGCCAAGCTTCGCGCACTCGCTCCGAATGTCGGCAAGCACCCCGCGCAAGTCCGCCTTGTCAAGGGCGATGCAATAAAGGTCATCCATGTAGCGCCCGGATGCCAGCACGCAAGGCGTGCGCAGCAACATATGGTCTACGGGGCTTGGCAGCGCCACGGCTAGTATCTGGTTCGGCTCGCTGCCAAGCCCAAGGCCACGGGTGCCGTGGGAATCAACTTGCGCGTACATAAGCGCCTTGATTCTCTCGTCATCTAGCGCCCTGTCAATTAGCCGCTTGGTGGCCTCGTGGTCGATGTTCCCAAAGAAGTTAGAGAAATCGACAAGCAGCACGTAACCTTCTGCGCCGTGCTTCTGGTAGTGCCTTGCAAGCTGCTGTTTAAGGCGCGAAACGGCAAAGTCGGTGCCGCGCCCCTTGATGTTGGCCGTGCAACCCGGCGCGAGCGTCGGCCAGATCGCCGGTGCCAGCGCGTGGCGGTTAAGCGCCTTATGCACGACGCGTTCAGAGTAATGCACGGACGTGATATGCCGAAGCTTGCCCCGCTCGAATATGTCAAACTCAACGCAGCCGCGCCGAATGTCCTTGCCCGCCATCAAGTCGGCGTGCGTCCTTAGAACGTTCGGAATGATGTTTGCAAGGTAGCGTTGAACGGCAGACTTCCACGCCACGCCGTGGGCGCAGTCGCGGGCGCACCTGTAAAGGTTGTCAATGTCGGCCACCTCTTCAAGCGTGCATGATTCAATGCGCTTGGAGCGGTTCGCCGCCCGCTTGGCATCGCGGCGGGCACGCCTTGCCGCCCGCCGCTCTTCGGATTTCATGGGCACCCCGCACGGCTTGCAATCGGCATCCAATAGCCGCTTAGGCACCGGCAATGAAATGCAAGCGAATGCCGAAACCTGCGCCATGCAAGCAGCGGTCTGCGGTACCTGCGGGGTGCATATTTACGGCCACATGGCCGAACGTTGCACCTTCCTTCCTCTTGCGCACGGATTGCGGACGTGTCCGCAATGACTGGCAGTGCAAAGGAATCACGGGCGCGGGCGAATGCTCCCATTCGTCGCCGAATTGTTGTTGGCATTGCCGTTGCTGTTGACATTGCACACGTTGGAAGCCGAACCGCCCATGACGGAACGCAGCCACCAAGTAACGTGCTAAACAAGGTGCAACGCGACGCTATTTTACCGCTGTCCAATGAGTTTCACACCCTTTCTTGCGCCCTTTATAAGCTTCGCCGCCGTTTCCACATCTTCGGCGACGCGCACGCACCGGCTTACCTTGATGATGCCAAGATCAATAAGGCATTGCAGGTCTTGCAATAGCTGTTCGCAGTCGGCAACGGCAAGCGTCATGTAATGCCGCCGTTGGGTAACGTTGTGTTCGGTGTTGGGGTAGAACGCGTTTGCGGTCACAAGGTTGTTTACAAGGCTTCTTGCCGTCTCTGCCATCGGCACGGCCAAAACGAAGCGGTAAGACTTCGGCATTGCCGCCGAAGTCACAAGCGCCGTTATCTCCTTGCGCACCCTCGTTGCGGTGGTGAAATACTCGAAGTTGCTTAAATCCCTGTAGCGTTCCAGTACGGTACTCATTAGCTTGCCTTTCCAGTGCGCCCGCGCAAGGCGGGCGCGGGCATAGCGTCATGCAACGGCTTGTCAGCCTATGAAGAAGCACGGGCGCGGGCGAATGCTCCCATTCGGCGCCGAATGGCCGTAGGCATAGCCGCGGCCGCTGACATCGCACACGCCGGAAGCCGAACCGCCCATGACGGAACGCAGCCACCAAGTAACGCGCGTGCCCATGATGCGGCTTGCCGTGCTGTCGAACAGCGGAAAATGGCAGTCCATGCCCACCGAATAGCCCTTTGAACCCCACACGGCGCACCCGTAAACTTCCATTTCTGACAATGACCACACTTTACCAAGGTCAGCCCAGCCCCAGCCGCTCGCTTCGGTCAGCGCGGAAGAGCCGTAGCGCTGTTCACACAATGAACGGTGGTTGATTAGCACATTGCGAAGCGCTGCCGGAAGGGCTGGCAAATAGTCGTTGATTTCCCAGCCGTGAAGGTGGCTGGCAAGATAGGGTTCTTGGACAGTGGCGTTTCCGTTGTTGGTGGCCGTGGTGTTCCACATGATATAGCTAGTGTTGGTGGCCTTGCTGCCGCTCACCAGCACCGGCGCGGCGGGCACGAAAGCAAGGTGGTGCGGCATCGCCGCATCTGAACACTGGTAATACGGATCTACCGCAGCAAGAAGGTAACGCACCGTCTGCGCTGGCACGTTTGAGCCAGCAGCTACGGGCACGTCCATGTAATCGCCGATGCGCAAGCCCGAAAAGTCCGCAGCTTGCACGCGCGAATGAAGCCACGCGTAAATATCGCCCTTCGCCGCAATCTCCGTTGCGAACGTGTCAGCAAGCGAGCGCCCCGGATACTGCCCGATGCTCTTTTGCCGGTCGAACTCTTCAAGAACGGTGGCGTTGCTCGCCACCTCGCGTGCGAAATCGTCTTTGTTAAGGCACGTTTGGCCGTTAACGTCAAAACCGCGTACATTCGGCATGGTTTCCACTCTCCTAAACTAGGGTGATTGTCTCTATATCGCCGTCAAAGGACGCACCGTTGATGCTTAGCAGTTCTTCGGTGATCGTGGCGGCGCGGATGCTCGGCACGTAACAGATTTCATCAATGATTATGTAGCTGTCCGTTGCTTCCGCAAGCGCCCGCGCAAGCACGGCGTTGTCCGCCTTGACCTTCTCCAACTCTTCGCTAGACGCGCCGCCGCCCGAACCCGTGCCGCTTCCGCCGCCGCCCGAACCGATTATGCTTAGCGCCCGTTTGGTCGCGTCGCGGGCATCCTCGGCGGCTGTAATCGCGTCCGCTGCCGCAATGTCCGCCTTGCTCGCCGAAGCATCGGCCTTTGATGCCGCTTCGTTGGCGCTCTTCGTCGCCTTTTCCGCGTCGGCTATGGCGCTGTCCACGCGGTCGGCTGCGTTGTTTGCGCGTTGCGCTGCCGTGTTCGCTGCGCCCGCCGCGTCGTTAGCGGCGCTGGCCGCGCTCGTGGCGGCGCTAGCCGCGTTGTTTGCGCTGGTGGTCGCCGTGCGTGCGGCGCTTGCCGCGCTGTTCGCTGCCGCAGCGGCGTTGTTGGCCGCTGTCGCCGCGCTGCTGGCGCTGCTCACTGCCGTTTCTACGCGGGCGGCTGCTTTGTTCGCCGCGTCTGCCGCCGTGTTGGCGGCTCCCGCTGCCGTGTTGGCCGCGCTGACTGCTGCGTTTCCGCGCGAAATGAGGTTGTCTATAGCGTCATCCCAGTTCTGCGCGGGCTGCTGCCCCTCGGTGACGCACCGCAGAATCTCGACGGCGAAGCGCTCCGTTGAGTAGCGCACGCCGTCTTTCTCGAACGCGAAATAAGCTTCGTCGGTGTAACCGGCCACGCTGCAAAGCTTGTTTTCGTCAACCGTCACCGTTGCGGCGTTGCCCGAAATGGCGGCAACGGCGCGGTAGTAGTGGCGCTTGTCGGGCAACAGCACTTCAAGGTAGGCCGTGAATCCCGTTAGCGCCGCTTCCGCGCCGCCGTCGTAGATAAGCGCCTTGATGGTGGTTCCGTGCTTGTCGCCCTGACCGACGCGGACAAGGCCAGCGCCCAAGCCGTCCTTGCTAAGGTCTAGTTCAAGCGTGTGCGTGTTCATCGGCTCTCACCCGCCTTGGTGATCTCGCGCAGGGCGGCAAGCTTCGCGCTGAACGTCTCTACCGGGTCGCGCACCTGCGCCGGTGGGTCATCGTCTGTCGCCGCGAGCGCCGCCGCTTCGGGAAGCATGAGCGTTTGCAGCGCGTCGAACACGTCAACCACTGCTTGCATTCGCTCGTCAACATAGACGGGCTGCACAAGCTGCAAAGAACCTTCGGTGCCCTTTGGCGGCTTGACTTCCGAAACATCCGCAATGCGCCTGTTGCCGTGGGCATCGACGGCCACGAACACCACGCCTTGCGATGCAGCCGCATTGAGCAATGCGGGGTCAAACTCTGTCACTTGCGCTTCGGTGTTGCTCAACGGGTCGTGAGCCATGTAGATAACTGTTTCGCCCATATCGTCCCCCTTATCCTGTTCCAACCGTGCCGTATGTGGTGCATAGCCCGTCAATATGCGAAATCTTGAAAGTTCCGTAATACCAGCCAACGCAACCGTTGCCGTTGTCGTGCAGTTCGGAAATGATGGGCTGTGAAATGGTGCCTGTCTGGCATATAGTCGCAACCGTGCTTATGTCGCTGCTCGCCGCCACCGATATTTGCGGGCTTGAAATCCTCGTGCCGTGCTGTGCTTGAAGCTGCAAGCCTTGGTACAGTTCGCCGGTCTGCACGTTTCGGAAGTGAGCCGAGAAGTCAATAACGCCGATCTGCACGCCGTTTTCGCTTCCCCGAATCTCCCCGGAAATCAGTTGCAGCAGGTTAGACGCAAAGCCGCATGAGAACTGGCCGTTTGCGGTGATGTTGGTTGCTTTCATGTAATTTGTGGTCAACGTCCCGTTGGTCAAATCCCACGTGTTGCGCCCCCTGTCATCGGTCAGCAGCCC